ATACAACATTTACAGATTTTAGAGGTTTTGTTATTGGCGAATATGAAGCAAGATTTTTTAAATTTAGAGTTGTATTAATATCAAGAGATAATGCTTCAACCCCAGTAGTATCACAAGTAACTGTAACTCTTGATATGCAAGACAGAATCTTTAGTGGAAACGACATAGTTTCTGGTACAAGCACAAAGTCAATAGTATTTACAAAACCATTTAAAACTGTTAATTATGCTGTAGGGGTAACAGCACAAGGAATGGCAACTGGAGATTATTTTACTGTAAGTAATAAAGCTATTACTGGGTTTGATGTAGCATTTTTTAACAGTTCTAATTCTGGTGTATCAAAAACATTTGATTTTATTGCAAAAGGATTTTAAAAGGAGTATAAATAATTATGGCACAACACGACATGAACATAGCAAATCAATCATTTCCTAGCTTTAGGAGTGATTTAAATAATTCGTTATCTGCACTAAACTCAATGCATAGTGGAACATCTAGACCTAGTGGTGCAGTTGTAGGCACAATGTGGCTAGATACAACCAATTCTGGAAGCAACAGTCTGGAAATAAAATTTTTTGATGGCTCAGATGATATTTCATTTGCTACTGTAGATACATCTGCAAACACTATAAACTTTATTGATAGTGCAACACAATCAGATTTAGTGAACGATAGTTCACCTCAACTTGGAGCAGATTTAGATACCAACAGTTTCAATATTAAAATTGATGATGCACACGGAATAAATGATGATGATGGGAACGAATTAATAGTCTTTCAAAAGACTGCATCAGCAGTCAATCAATTTGATATAACAAACTCTGCTACTGGCAACCCTCCAAAGTTACAAGCAACTGGAGGAGATAGTAACATAGATTTAGACCTTGAAGCTAAAGGAACTGGTCATGTGACTATAAGAGGGAACACTAATGCTGGTGCAATTCAGTTTAATTGCGAAAGCAACTCACATGGTCAAATAGTAAAATCACAACCACATTCAGCTAGTGTAACAAATGAGTTATTACTACCAGCTGGAGCTAGTTCAACATTAGTTTCTTTGGTATCTACTGGAACATTAACTAATAAGGTAAATATACCTAGTACAGAAACAGCAACTATATCTACAAGCAAGACCTTAGATTTTGACACATACCAGAACTATATTTTAAGTTTAGGGTCTGGAGCTAATACTTTGGCACAACCAAGCACCGAAGCTGGTAATGTAGGGCAAACTGGTATTATTGTTTTTATACAACCCTCATCTGGAAGTGCTGGAACAGTTAGTCTACATGGTGATTATGAAACTGTAGGAGGTGCTGGGTTAACTTTATCAAGTGCAAATTCAGCTTATGATGTAGTGCCTTATCTGATAAAAGCAGATAATTCTATTCTGTTAGGTTCACCTCAACTGGCGTTTAGTTAATGGTAGCAAATGAAAAATGGTTTACTGGTGCTAGTGCTGGTACTACTGCTGGATTTTATGACCATCAGATAGAACAGAGCTGTAGATTTGATTACGGTGATGATTCAACTTTAAATAGAACAAATTCTTTTTCTGCAATTACTACTTTTACTTTTTCTACTTGGTTTAAAAGAGGAAGATTAGACCCTTATACTGGTGGTCAATATGGATTTGTTTTAAAGTGTGATTCTAATAAAGGTGTAGGTTTTACAGATGGAGACCAGATAACTGTTTTAAATGGTTCTTCTCATGCTATTGGTAGTGCAGTTCATAGAGATACTACTGGATGGGGTCATTTATTATTATCAGTAAATAGTGGAACTGGAACAGCTTTTGTTAATGGAGTATCACAATCATCAAATAGTGGTATGCAATTAGTTGGTGGTGCTGATGGAGAAGCTATTGGAATATGTAATTATGGGACTAATAACTTTGATGGTTTACTAGCAGAGACAGCATTAATAGATGGACAAGCTTTAGCTTACACTTCATTTGCAGAATTTAAAAATGGGGTGCTTATCCCAAAAGATTTAAGTGGACTTACATTTGGTACGCAAGGATTTTTATTAAAATATGAAAATGCAAGTGACCTTGGTAATGACAGCTCGGGCAACAACAATGATTTTACTGGAACAAATATGAGTTCAGATCACCAATCGCTGGACGTACCGACTTTTTCATGATGAAAGGAGTTAAATAGATATGGCAAGTGGAAATTTTAGCACAATGAATCCTTTACATAGCACAAGTACAAATGTTCAATACAGTAATGGAAATTTAACATTTAGTCCTAACAGTAGTTGGAGTACAACTACATTTACAAGAAATAATATGGTTATTCCAAAGGATAAAAAAATATATATGGAAGTACATTGTGATAATCAAAGTGGAGACTATCATATGTTTGGTGTTTCAGCTATTCATGCTCTTCCACTTTCTGCTCAATCTGGTGGCACGGGAACAGTTATGATATATAATGGTAGCACTAGAATTAATGGTACACGCACAGATGGTGTTGTAACTAATCCTTCTCAAGGTGATATAGTTGGAATTGCTATTGATGGTTCTAATAATAAAGTATGGTTTGCAGTAAACAATACATGGCAACTTTCTGGAAACCCTTCTAATGGAACTAATGAACTTGGAACTGTAACTACAAATAGTACAGTTGGTTTTGATATAACCTTTGCTTTTAATCAAAACTCAGCTTCAATATTAACAGCTAATTTTGGACAAGATTCAAGCTTTTCTGGGCAAAAAACAAGTGGTTCTGCAAACGCAAGTGACTCAAATTCGGTGGGAAATTTTTTTTATACACCTCCCACAGATTTTTTAGCATTATCAAGTGCTAACTTATCCATATCAGATGACATAGATCCAGCACAAACTGATGACGACATACCAATCAAGCAATTTAATGCAGTTGCTTATACTGGTAATAGTAGTTCAAGAACAATAACAACAAATATGCAACCAGATTTAGTATGGATTAAATCAAGAAGTAATGCTAACGTTAACGAACTTTATGATAGTACAAGAGGTGCAACAAAAAGATTACAGTCTAATGCCACTAATGCTGAAGATACTAGGTCAAGTGAATTAACTGGTTTTTCTAGTAGTGGTTTTACATTAGGTTCTAGTACATTTGGTGGAACTAATTATAATAGTTATACATATGTTGGGTGGTCGTGGAGAGCAAATGGGGGAACCACAGCTAGTAATACAGATGGAGATGTTACTAGTACGGTTCAAAGCAATACTAAGGCTGGGTTCTCTATAGTTCAATATGTCGGCAATAGAAGTGGTAATGGAACTTCAACTGTTGGACATGGTTTAGGAGGTGTTCCCGATATGTTTATAACAAAACCTACTTCACATTCAGGAAGATGGTATGTTTGGCATAAAGGAATGAGTGGTGCTAGTTATATGTTACAACTCAATTCGGATGGTGCTGAACAAGATAAATCTGCTAACGGAGCTATGTCTTTGCCCACTTCAAGTGTTTTTGATATTACTTGGACAGAGGGTTTGGGAGAAAATGGAGAAACACATATTGGTTACTTCTGGAGGTCAATAGAAGGTTACAGTAAGTTTGGAAAATTTGTTGGTAGTGGTTCAGAAACAAATTCACCTTTCATCAATCTAGGGTTCAGACCTAGAATGGTATTTTGTAAAAATATTGGAGCAAGTGAAGCATGGGTGGTAGCAGATACAGCTAGAAGTACATTTAATCCAGTTGATAAAATATTAAAATGGAATAATGCAAATACTGAAGCTTCTGGTGCTACTTATGCTATCGATATAGTTTCTACTGGTTTTAAAATTAGGACTTCATGGGAAGGTTGGAACCAAAATGGTAAAACAATAATCTATGGTGCATGGGGGGACGTACCGACACGCTATGGGAACACCTTCTGATGATTAATATAACAAGGAGATATAAAATATGTGGGGATATGTAAAAGATAACAAAGTTCAGGAGATTATTAAATATCCAAGAACATTTATAGACAAAGAAAACAACATCAAACACCCAAGAGCAATATTTAATACTTGGACTTGGGAACAACTAAACGCAATAGGACTTTATCAAGTTGTTGATAGTGGAAAAAGAGGAAATGATCGTTTTGAATATACATCTCAAGCAACTTATACTTTTAGCACAAAAAATAAAAATATTACTACTAGCTACACAATTACAGAAAAAGCATTAGATGATACTGAAGCAAAAGACGAAGATGGCAAAAATATTTTAGATAATGATGGTGACAAATTAATTAATTATGGTTTAAAAACACAAGCTATAGAGCAAACTAAAAGAACAGCAAATAGCCTTATAAGTCGTTTTAACTGGCTTGTAGAAAGATCAATATATGATAGTAGTAAAACTATACCAGATGCAGTTAAAACTTATGTAGCATCTATTAGAACCGATTGTGAAGAGATTGAAACAGCTATCAAAGGTGCAACAACAATGAAAAAATTTAAAGCATTGTATGATGACGAATACAACGAAGATGGAACAATTAAAACCCAGAACAGAATGGGAAGGTGGACAAATGATAAAACAGTTAAAGAATATATTAGGTAAAATTAAAAATTTATTTAAAAGAAAAAAGAAAAAAAGAGGTAGACCAGCAAAGTTTAGGAGTTATTAGTGACTATAGATCCTTTTCTAGTTTGGAATATAGTATTGTCTTTTATAGTAGTACCCTTTGGGTGGGCGTTTGGAAAAATGTTTGCAGAGGTGAAAAGATTGCAAATTCTTTTAAACAGAACTAGAGAAGATTATGCAACAAAATCTGAACTACAAAACGAAACCAGAGAAATAAAAGATTTGATTCTTAGAATAGAAAACAAGTTAGATAGGTTTATAGAAAAGAATAATGGTTGAACCAGTTACAATCCTTACTGGATTGGCATTAGTTAAGAAAAGTGTCGACTTCGTAAAACAACAGATAGAAACTTGCAACGATATTGGTGATATTATTGGTCATATAGATAAAGCTATGACTGGTGAACAACAATTAATAAAAGCTAGAAATAAATCTGGTGCAGATCCATTTGCGATTGGTACAGTTGCTCAAGAGATAATTGACGTCAAGATAGCCAGAGAAAATTTAAATGAGTTAAAAAATCTTGTGAATTTAAGGTTTGGGCATGGAACATGGGAGTTTATTTTACAAGAAAGAAAAAAAAGAATTGATGCACAAAAACAAGCTATAAAGGAAGAAAAAGCAAGAAGATTAAAAAAACGTCAAGAGATAGAAGAATATATAAAATACGCATTTATAACTATAGCAGTAATATTATTTTTAGGAGTTGCTGTTGCTGTGACTATGAAATTTTTTGTATCAGTTTCACAACCTATACACGCACACGAAATGGAATATGATGATGGTAGCTGTCTTGTTTACAATCCTAAATGGTGGTTAATGTGTTTAAATGAAGGACGAGAAATAACTGATACTGAATTATATTTACAATATAAAAAAGAACAAAATAATTGGATAATAAAAAAAGATTGAACCTATAAAATATATTCTTATAATGGTATTGAAGTAATAATCACATCTTCATTTGATTTGGGGGTTGTATTAAAAATAAATCTGGTATTAAAAATTAATATGATCCCCATAAAAATAAAAATAGTGTAATAAAATGAATTTAGAAAAATTAAAACAAGAAATTAAATTTGAAGAAGGTGTTATGTATGAAATATATAATGACCATTTAGGATATAAAACTTTTGGTATAGGTCATTTGTGCAGACCAACTGATCCAGAGAATGATATGGAAGTAGGAACTGAAATTTCTGAAGAAAGAGTAAATGAATGTTTTGAAAATGATTTAGATATAGCTTTAGGAGATGCTCAAGTTTTTTGCAAAGATAT